TATACAGGCTGGCCATGATATGCCCGCCAGTCTCTCCCCTGATGGCCCTTTTCAGGCACACCAAATCTATCCAAGAATCGTGCGTAATAATCAGGATTCGCTCCAAAATCTTGCACGAGCGTCATTGGTTGTACTGAACCATAGAGTACGAGTTTGTTCATATAGATTTCATTATACGTTCACTTTGTAACCATGTCGTTAGCGTAGTGTGGATGGATGCAGATAGCTCCATATAACCGCAGCGGCCGTTACAAGGCCACCCATAGAACCAAAAAATACCGAAATCCCCATAATGGTGCGGCCAAACCCCGTGGCATTGTTGTACACCGCATTCACTGGCTTGAACTGCTCGATAAGCGTGTCCATTTTCTCTCCGAGTTTATCAAGTTTCTCATCGTGCTCGGCGACTTTTATACCCATCTTATTTATCTTCCCATTTACTACACGTTCAATCGTTTCCGTAACAGACTTCTCCACTGTCGTTAGCACTTGGCTCTGAATCTCTTGGATTATGTCTTCCTTTCGTGCAGTCATATCTATTTCTCGCATGCAATTCCATTGTTATCGTGGTCGAGTTTCTTTAGATGGTGCGCCTCAAAGTATGTCTGTGCTGCCTGGTGGTTGGGGAAGGAACTACAATTCACCACAATCGACCTATCCGTTACGTGGATAAATGCAAGAAAATACAACGATGCGACAAACATTGTTATTGCTATATATGTCCACATGTATGCTGTTTTCATCTTAGAAGAAGTTAAGGAGTCCTGAGTTTACTGAGACTGGTATTGTCGGTGTCCAAGTCCCCGATGCTGTGAATGTCCAAATATCATTACCGCCTGATGTGGTATGAGTGCCACCCGTTGCGGATGTGATAACTCCTATCGTTGCAGAGATGATAACAATTCCTGAGCCTCCACTGTTTGCACTCGAACCGCTTGATGCGTCTCCGCCACCACCACCACCTGTATTAGCTGTTCCAGCGGTTCCTGCTGTAAATGTTGAACCGTTACCACCAGCACCGCCGCCGCCTGTCCCACCGCTACCACCAGTGTTACTGAATCCGCCCCCTCCACCACCACCTGCGTATGTCACCGATGCGCCTGAAATTGAGTTTGCAGTCCCGTTTCCTCCTGGGCCACCAAACCCTGCACCAGCAGTTGTTCCTGCGGCCGACGCGCCCCCGCCTCCTGCTGTTCTTTGTGAGCCACCGCTTCCTCCGTTTGAGCCCTGGCTTCCTGTCCCACCAGCTCCGTTTATTGAGCCGCCTCCGCCAGAGCCGCCGTTCAGCCCGGCAGCGACACCAGCAGCACCGCCTCCTCCACCACCTGTCGCGGTAACAAGAGAGCCAAACGAGGAATTATTTCCATTTGTTCCTTGGACGAGGCTATTGCCGCTTCCTGCACCGCCTGCTCCAACAGTAATTGTATAAGCTTGGGACGTAACGGTTGTAGTACCAGCTTGATAGCCACCGCCACCGCCGCCACCGCCGCTGTTTCCACCACCCCCTCCACCACCACCTGCGACTACGAGATACGTTACTGTTGCCATACTATGCCGAAGCTATACAGCGCCACTTAGTAGTAGCAGAATTAAATTGGAATCCAACAGTGAGGGGCAGCGTGGTAGAACCGTTGGATGTTGTTGGTGCTGTCACCGTACTATTCTCTGTGTTCACCCATGAGATGGTCTGAGCTACCGCAGAGGCGTCTTTTATACGAACCATAACAAGCTGTCCATCTACGGCGCTCGTTGTTGTGATCGTAATGGTCAGTGTTGCAGCAGAGCTGTTGGTGACGGTGCTGATACGAGATGTAATCGGAACAGTTGCCGCGTTTGAGGTTGCAGTGATTGCATTGTTTGTCGTGACTATCTGAGAGAATGTCTGAGTTCCCGTGAATGTCTGTGCTGCATCAGTTCGTGCGATGGTGGCGGTCGTGCTCGGGAATGTCATTGTTGTCGAGTCCGTTCCTGTTAGAGTGATTGAATTATTGAATGTCAGGGTCTTTCCCGAGGCTCCTGTGAGGGTATAGGTACCTGTAGTAAAGGTGTTGCCGTTGATTGATGTGGCCGTGGCTACACCGAGAACAGGAGTAACAAGAGTTGGTGAAGTATCAACAACAAACTTCGAGCCTGTACCTGTCTGTGAGGCGATAGAGGTGGCGTTTCCTGATGAAGTGATGACCCCCGTGAGGTTTGCGTTGGTTGTTACGGTTGCAGCATTGCCTGTGATAGACCCCGCGATGCTATTCGTCACGGTGAGGTCAGTCGCCCAAATCTTTACAATTCGTGTCCCTGTAGACCCGATTATGCCGCTTGAATCAGTTGCAAGAAGTGATGCTGCTGCTCCTGGTGCTGAACTAGAAGTGATTGCGTGGGTATGAGCTGTGGCCGTTGAGTTGGTAGAAGCTACAGTGAGTGTGCCAGGGGTTGCAATCGTCGTCGCAAATGAGCCTGTGCCACTTCCTGTGACTGCTCCCGTAAGAGTAATAGTTTGATCGCCCGTGTTTGAACCTGACACTGATGTAGTACCAGTGACAGTAAGAGCAGGTGTTGATACTCCCGTAAGTGTGATGGTGTTTATCGAAGTGGCAGTTGCAACTCCAAGCGTTGGAGTTACCAGGGTCGGGGAAGTGTCAAAGACAAGTTTCCCTGTCCCTGTTGCTCCCGTTGATGTGACACTTTCAAAAGTCACATGTCCTGTTACGCTCAAAGTACCTGTCACTGCTACTCCTGTAGAGGAGGTCGCGCTTATCGCAGTTCCACCAATCGTTTCATAGAGCTTAGTGCCATCGCCACCAAATCCAGTTGTTGATGCAGTTCTTTGTGGAATGAATGATGGTGCAGTTGAAGATGACGCCCCGGCAAGAATCTGAGGAGTAGTTGTAAGAGCAGTATTCATTACAAGCCCTGTTAGGCCAGAACTCCATGTCACCGTTCCAGGGAAATATCCATGAGTATCCCATGCGCCATTTGCGGATGCGATGCTAGTAGGTCCAACTTGGACGATACCCCCTGCAGGGACAGTGTAGATAGTTGAGCCTCCCGCGTTCGTGATAGTGAGCGACTGACTAGAGTTGTTGTTGAAGACGAACCAAGGACCGAGAGAAAGGGTTGTAGCATCGGGAAGTTGGTAGGTCTGCGCGGAAGAACCTGTGAGGGCTTGGAAGCGAGTGCTTGCTGCGGTGAGTACTGTAGTTCCTCCTGCTGAGGTCGTTGCGGTCGCACTTCCAAGATAGTTATTAAAGAAAATATTTGCATTTGAGTCTCTTTGAGAGACAGCACTTGCCGTAGCTGCACTGGTAGACACAAGCTCACCGAGCACCCCGGAGTTGTCATAGAGGATGCGAGTGTTTGTACCAGATGCAATCGTGGTAGTTCCTACTGTGAGAGGGATAGTGCTTGCAGTGTAGAGAACCGTGCCACCACCTCCAAAAGCGACCGAGGAAGTATCTGTTCCTGTGAAAGTCAGAGTGTTTGATACCGTGAGTGTCTTTCCGTCTGCAATCGTTATTGTTGCTGAAGTAGCTGGCGCGGTGATAGCAACCTTGTTTATGCTTGTCGCCACTGCCACACCAAGAGTCGGAGTTACAAGTGTCGGTGAGGTAGCAAGTACCACGCTTCCTGAGCCTGTGACTGCTGTTGCAGAAAGGACTCCCGATGTAAGTGTTGCGATTCCCGTACCAGTAGCACGTTTGATCGTCTTGCCTCCTGTACCAGAAAAGAGAGCGACTTCAGAATCCACCGACGAAGAAGTGTTAGATGACACATCGCCACCGCCTCCTGCTGAATATTGTGGAATGTTGAGAGTGGTACCGTCGAAGGTCGCAGCTCCACTTGTCCCCGTGGTTGTAAGCGCAATAGGAGCCTGATAGTCAGTATTTGATACAGCGGCGCTTATTGCCGTCCCGTTGCCCTTTAACAGCCCTGTGACGGTCGTTGTGAGCGTTATAGCAGGTGTGGTCGTTGCGTTCGCTACAGAGCCGTTAAAGCCGTTTGCAGAGGCCACAGAGACACTGGTGACGGTTCCTGAACCCCCACCTCCTACCGTTATATTCACCGTGTCGCCTGATTGAGTTGCAGTCCCTCCAACGATGTTGAGATTCTTTGCACGTAAGCCGTTATAGAAAGCCGTGGTAACTGGGACTGAGTTACCTGCTGAGGATGTAATTCGTAGGATGTCGGCAAGCCCCTCAATCTTTTCCTGCTTAATCAAAGAGGATGCGGTATTCACCTTTTCTACTACTTGCTCTGGTGTGTCAGGGGAGCCGTCTTTCCCAGCAGGACCGACGATACTTTCACCGTCCTTTCCACTCACTCCATCCTTACCGTCCTTTACTTCGGAAAGTCGTTTGTCTATTGCAGCTTCTTTTGAAGCGATGCGATTCTCCAGTTCAAGTCTGAGGTCTGCAATCGCTTGTCCTGTGATAGTGCGAATGGTCTTTTTATCTTCGTCTGCGTCGTCTTTGAGCTTCGCTGCGAAGTCATCGAGAGCAGCGAATATCTTGGTGAGGTCAGCGGTTGTAGAGTCTTCAAAGGTCTTGACATATTCCACAATCATTTCCAAACCCTTTACCAGCTCATCAGCGTTGGACTTGGTATCCACCATTTCAAGCATCTTCAGTACTGTTTCCAGATTATCCATGGTAGGGTTGCGGTGTTATGGAACAGGCATGGCTAACGGCCGCCGACTTCTTCTGGTCAATCAACCAGCTCTCCCTTTTAGGAAGGTTTTGTGCGTATAGTGTTCTTGCAGCAATCATATTGTTTATTGTGACTCCCCTGATCGTTGTATCTGTGGAATGGATTGAGTCGCAGCAGCGCGTATAAGCGGAGCGGCGGTCTTTGCAATAGCTGGTGCGTTTCGTGCCACTGCTCCTACCGCTCGTGGTGAGAATAGAGGGAGCAAGAGAAGTGACATGGGGTTCGTTGCTACCGCGCCCACGCCACCCACACTTCCTACTGCAACGGCACTACGGATATAGCCTGGAAGGAGTTTTTGAAACTCGCCACCAGCCAATAGAGAAAGGTAATCAGTACCACTTCTGTCTCCGAGTTGTTTGATGATATTCACGTACTCGTCACGGTTCTCTTTGAAGATATTGTCGAGGCGAGTAACGGCAGACTGAATCTGTGTCGGTGTTCGAGCATCGCCACCGATTACACTGCTTATATTGTCGAGTACCTTTTTATTCTTAGAAAAGTTCTCGTTTATTGTTGCGAGTTCAGGGGAGTTGCTTTTGATGATGTCGCCTATCGCATCGTGAATCTTACCGACGATGGCACTTGATTTGGTGACTGCTGCACTATCGTAGTTCTTCAGTGCATTAATACGCTGGTTGAGCGTCTGGAGTCCTTTTGGTGAGAAATCATCCCACGTACTTACAGTCTGAATAGCTTTCTTTACGACGTTCTCTTCGCCGGGGTTCACAATCGCACTCTTAGAGAAGTCAGCACCTAATCCTTCCGCTGTTGGCCCGACAATTACTTTGAATTGAGAAGCGATATCCTGTGCCTTCTGAGTGAGCTTAGATGCTATTTCTTGCGTGTTTGCAGGAGTTATATCACTCAATGCGGCCGTCCCCTGTGTATGCTCTTTTGATAGGTCATTGTAGAGACTTTGAAGTGAACTGACAGCCTTGTTTCGCACTTCTTCCACGTTCATTCCTACGCCCTGTTTGGTGACAGAGGGATTCACTCCAGCTTGTTCAATAGCCGCCTTTGGTACACCTGAAGTGACGGAAGCCGCAGTTGGAGCGAGCTTGCTGATAGCCTTCCCCGCAAGATTAAACACTGCGCCTGTGGCTGCGCCCGTAGCTCCTGAAATTGCCGCGTCTTTGGCGGCGGTTCCTAGGTCTTTCCCTTCTGCTAGGGCAGAACCACCCGCTTGTGCTGCAGAAAGCCCTCCGAATTGAGCAGCCGTCTTACCCAGAGTAGCAGTTCCTGGTGCTGCAAAACTTGAAAGAGTACTACCGAGAGAAAGCCCAGCTCCTACGTTCTGTTTAAGAGAAGTCTGTGGAAGCTCTTTTGTAACTTCGAGCTTTTGTTTTGCTGTGGTTGTCGGGTCGAGTACGTTACCGACGTTGGCAAGATTCGTACCAATGGTATCCACTGCTCCTTTAAGACCAAGCGTATTGGTTACTGCTTCAGCACCTCCTGCAAGTTTGTCCCAGAAGGAAGATGACTTGGGTGCTTGTTGTGGATTCTGTGACTGAAGTTGGTCAAGCGTGAGCCCTCCTGATGGTTTTGCTCCCATCTTTTGCAACTGATCTACTGTAAGTCCTTGTGCCATATCACTGAGGGTAGTAGAGGCCATCCGCTCCTTGCTTGTAAACCTTTCCATCAGAAGTTGTGTATGTTTGACTTGTTGATGCTGTAGCCGCCCCAGCAGGTGCTTGGTATGCGTTTCCGGCTGCATTGATGAAGTTCTTTTGCACCAAATCACGGTTAGCAGATTTCTGCTGGATAGTGGCAGGTGAATCGCCAGGAACAGGGAAGTATTGCTTCTCTGCGCTGTCAAACTCGGTCGGAGAAATAGCAGCTCCTGATTCCTGACGCAACACAGCGTTTACGAAGTTACGCTTCGCTTGTTCATATTGCTGACGATCAGAAGATTGTAGGAAGCTCGGTACAAGACCTGCCCCTCCAAATGTCACAGGGTTAGCTGAAGATATGGAACTGGTGAGATTATTGATGATTGAGTTAGCTTGTGAGATACGAGAAGCATATCCCGCTTCCGTATACTGGGCCTGTGTCGCTGGTTTGTTAGCAGGATTATTACGAGCGTTTATTTCCGAGTAGCTGTTGGCGGTATTTGCTCGGGACGCTGCAATAGACGCAAGTTTCTGTTGCACATCGAGAGGGTCTTGCTGATACTTACCAACTAAAGAATAAATCTTCTGCAAGTCAGGCTGCTGTTGATTGCTTTCTTTTATGGCTTCTTGTGCTGCGTATTGTGCTGCTGGGTCATTGGGGAAGTTCTTGATTGCCGAGGCAGCAAGGGCAATAGCTGTCTTCTTATCCTCCTTTGCGTTGTCGATCTGATTCTGACGGTCATCGAGCTGTGCTTTCACAGTATCAGCCTGAGCCTTCTCTTCCTTGGTCATTTGAGGGGCATTGGCATCAATGAGAGCCTTTTGGTAATTGATTTGCTGTTCTTCCGCATCAAATTGAGCCTGAGCAGCTTTGTCTGCCGCGTCTTTCGCAAGTGAGAGATTGCCCTGAGCTGCGTAGATAGCTGATTTAAGGGTGAGGGACTGTGAAGCAATGGCACTCTGTTGTATCTGATTCTGCAAGAGAGCATCTTTCGTGAGTGGACGGCCGTGCATTGCAGCCTCTACGTTGCCCCCTGATTCGGCTAGGCGCTCTTTGTTCTGAATCGCTCCATATTGCCCTGCGTCGTTTTGAAGTGCAGTAGCCTGATTATTGAGTCCTTCGAGCTGTGAATTAAAGTCATTGACTGTCTTGGTAAGACCGGGGACGTTTGATTGTGATTCTTGGTTGCTCTGAAGGGTTGCAAGAGAAGTCTTTGAGCCGATAGCTGCTGCGAGTTTCTGAAGAAGAGACTGATTCTGTTGTTCTGCGGGAGTCTGTGCTGTTTCTTGATTGATGATAGAAGCGGCAGTTGGAATACTCGTATTGAGACTGTTTGCCTTTCTTGCGCTTGTTCCTGCATCTGGTGCTTCGGTAGGGAATACAAAACTAGGAGTATTTGCACTCGCTCCTATCTTATCGGCATCCATCGTGGTCGAAGGAGTAGGTGCAGTGGTGAAGTTCGGCGCAATCTGTCCATTTTGTGTCTGTGGAACGATTGAACCTCCCGCTTGCGAGATTGATTGACCGAATGTATTTACTGGTGCTTGTGGCATATTATTAAAGTGTGAGTCCGAAGTTCTGCAATGCAGTTATTATAAGCCCTATTGCTGTGCGAGACTGTGAATCTACAGTGCCTCCACCAGAGGGAGCGGTGATTGCGGACTGTTGTACAATTGGTGTCTTTCCAAAGAATCCTATCTTTTGATCTGCTGCTGTGCCAATCTTTGTACCGACGGAGCGTCCTGCTTGAATGTTCCTTCCGTCGAGGAACTGAAGATGCTTTTGGAATGTGTAACGGTCAGAAGCAACCAGCGCGGCCACGACTCCTTCCAAATATGCAAGACGGTCTTCAGTGTTCATAGAAGTGATTTAAGCGGCTCTATCATGTATTTATATTCGGTTGGCACTGCGCCCCCTGTGCTTTCGATTCGGAACTCTACCTCTCGACCTGCGGTGATAGCTGTTCCTGCGGCATCGAGCATTGAGCCCTCAGTACCGACGCTTCCTGTGGCCGTATCCGTTGTGAGTGTTGTGAATGAGCCAGAAGCAGAGTCCATTCTATATCTGAATACTGAGGAAGCTCCTGAAGGCAATGGTTCAGTAGAGAGTCTCGTTGCTTTTACCTCTTTCAGACGAGAGCGTTCACCTGCTGCACCACGAATACGCTCAGGAAGCTCAGGATTGATTACCGTCTCGTATATGGAAGTAGCGGTGTAACTTGCCTGGTCGTTGGTCTTAGACATCGCATAGGCGCTATTGGTCTGGTAGGACTGGAACATGTAATCCCCTACGAGGATAAAGTTGTTCAACAGTCCATTCACCGTAGCTGTATCATTGTTTGGTGTGCGGTCAATCGTTACGGCAAAAGGTACGTTCACTGAGTTTCTACCAATACTCCATACTCCTTCTTGCATTGTCCCGTTGAGAGTAATGGTAGACATGAAGAACAGACGGTCGTTTGCTCGTTGTTTTGCTTGTCGGAGACTGCCACTGCTCCCAGCAATCGTAGATATAAACTCTCGAAACTTTACCGCTCCCGCTGTACCTGAGTAATACTTAAAGATAAGGCGATATTTCAGAGCATTCGTTGCTACTTCTGAGACACCAATGAGATATCCACCGAGCTGTTCAAGCACATACAAATCACTATTTCCCCAGTCAATTATCTCAGGAAGAGTGGCTAGGGTGGCATCTCTATCCCACAGATACACTCGTGATTTGCCCCCTGCGTCTGTTGGCCGACATCCGATAGCAAGATAATTCCCATACTCACAGATAGAAGTGATTATGAGATTACTTGGGAGTGTAAGCACTGGTGTGGTCCATGTTGAGTTATCAAACTTCGCAATCTTGTTGTCGTAGGGGATATAAAGCATGTCATCTTTAGAGTGAACAAGCCCTTGTGCAGTATTCGTGTACGAGATGGACGTTACGGAATCATTCCAAACACCTCCGGTTGTATCAAAAGCCCATACCGTCGTTCCTCCACGGAGTCCGTATATCTTTGTCTTATAAGTTATGAATACGTTGTTATCCTTTGTTCCTGCTGAAGAAGTGTTATTTGCAGGGGTTGTCCATGTTTGGTTTGTGAAGTCGGTCTTTGTGAAGACCTGCGCCTTTGCACTACTAGAAACTACTCCAAGTCCATAGAGAGTAGAGTTTGTATATTGATAGTTTATTATCTGTGCTGTTGCGGAGTTAGTGTCTCCATTCTCAGAATCTCGGTAAGGAATGAGTCGGAACTTATCCGTGAAAGCGTCGAAGTTCTTGCATACACGACAAGTATTGGATGAATTATCACGAGGGTCATTCACCATTCCTCCGTCAAATTGGTTATTCGATATTGTTCTCATACAGGTAATACCCAAACTCGTACTTCGCCGCGAGCGCCTGCGCCTCCAGTGCTGGTAGTGTTTGATCCAGTTGCGCTTCCTCCACCTCCGCCGCCAGCAGGAGCACTTCCTGCTCCTCCAACACCGCTAGTCCCGCCAGCACCTCCAGCCCCTCCCAAGGTACTCGTTCCTCCCGATCCCCCGGCGGCATTATTTCCTACTCCGGCACCACCACCTCCTCCACTACGATATGAATTACCGCCCGCCTGTGCGCCTGATGAAGTTGATCCCCCTGCGCCACCACCTCCACCATTAAATCCTCGGCCAGCAGCGTTTCCGGATGTTGATCCAGATCCACCTCCATCAGATGTAAGAGCAATGCCACCTGATGTTACTGCGCCACCGAAACCACCTCCGTCTCCTTGGACTCCCGCCGCCGCATTTCCACCTACCGCACCATTACCTCCGCCTCCGCCTCCAGCGCCGTTAGTTCCCGCTGTCGCAACTGCTCCCGCGCCACCTCCGTACCCAGTCACTTTCGCACCAAAGGTACTATTGCCGCCCACGGTTCCGTTCGCTCCCGATGTTCCAGATGTAGTCCCTGCGACTGTTACTGTTTCTGTTGCAGACAAATCCCCTACCTTAATCCTTATTTCGGAAAATCCGCCTCCACCTCCGCCTCCACCGCCCTGAATCGCATTATTCACTCCACCACCAGAACCCCCTGCGCCCCAAACCTGAATAACAACCATTTCGTTTCCCGAGAGCCCCGCTGGCTTGGTCCATGTGCCCGAAGAAGTAAATGCTTGGTAGTTAAACAAATAGGAACCATCAATAAATCCACTAGAGTTGGCCTGTACTACCTTACTTGCCGAGGTTGTGGTTGAAAGACTGGTACTATCTACGATCTTGTTGGAAGAACTTGTTGCACTTCCTGAAAGAGTTGTAAGTAATGCGCTATTTACTCCTACAGCGATTGGGTTGTTCGCCGTACCTGGTGCGGTATCGAGCTTTGTAACACCTTTTACTGTAGTGGAGGCGTCTGGTGCAGAAGTAGTCGCATTTATCCACTTACTCGAAGCTGCGTTATAGGTGAGCACATTTCCATCAGCGACACTGGTTATTACAACATCAGAGAGTCCTGATACGGCAAGTGTTACCGAAGATACAGTGTGTTTGTGTCCCGGGTCTACTGAAGAGGTGCTTTTTAGCTTGTAGTCTATTGTCGTGGTGTCTGCTGAGGAATCAACACCTACCTTTGTTTCGAGAGCGATAACTGCAAGCGCAAGGTTCGTATGAGCAACTACGTGATTCGTTGCCAATGGTGTTGTTGAAGACTCAGTAGGCAATACTGTTGTTGTGTCGAGGGTTGTAGGATAGTTAATCGCGCACATATTAATTCTTCGTCAGGTTCGTGAATGTCGAAGCGTCTTTTGTTCCATTCGTATACGAAGTGATGTTTGAACCCCATGTATAGATTGCGTCTCCCCATGTAACAACGGGGTCGCCCCATAGAGCAAAGCCTGTCCTATTCACATCAGAGAATGTCGAGCTATTCTTAGTTTGATTTGTATACGTTTCAGTCATATTATCGGTAGGACTTTGTGCGTGCTCTTAGTCGGGGATGGTCATCTTTTGCTCGGAGTGCATAGTCAGCAATGAGAGCTTCTTCTTTGAGCTGAATCTGGGTATAGATACCAGGGCCATTCTCCTTTCCGTTTGCAAGAGCGAAGTTATATGCAATCCACAGAGGAATCAGCTCGTGATAGAGGCTGTTGAATCCAGGGCTTTTTGTAGTGTCTCCAAGTACGAAGTAGTTAGGTCCACGCTGGAAGTACAGTTTGAGAGAAGCTGCTTGTGAATAGTTTGGCTTTGGATAGAGGAATACCGAGGCAGCAATCTTATCGTAGTAGAAAGGAAGCCCCGCTGTCTTCATAAAGTCAGTGAGAGACTGATTATAGACATCGGTCTGGTCAATAGGAGAAAGTTTAGTCCAATTCCCGTTAGTATCCTTGATTTCAGCTCGCGTAAGCTCCAAATGCACCGCAGAAAGGGAATAATCCTGTTGGTTGGCAACCAAATCTGTTGTAGCAATAGGGAGGTCAGTGTTATTCGTGTCGTCCCATTGCCAGCGTCCGTCTGCTTGAATGATGAGAGAAGTTACACGATCAAAAGCTGCATTTGCCTCTAAGAGCATGTTTGCGGCAGGGAATGATGTGGAGTTCGTAGATGTGAGGAAGAAGGCCTTATTGGTGATGTCGGTATAGTTCATTCACTCAATAATCTCATACTGAGTCAAGGAAGAGTGTTTTTGGCTCTCTACTTTTAACTATTTGGCTCTACATAGCCACATTATCGCTTCTTACACTCCACTAACATACGGTCGAATGTTTCTTGTATGTTGCTGTTCTTGTATTGCCATTCCTTCTTTATATGGTCGTAGGCTTGTTTTCCAATACGTTCTCTGAGGTCTTTGTCTAGGATGAGGCGTTCGAGCTTTGCTTCCCATTCAGGGTTTCTTGCGAGGAAGCCTGTCTCGCCGTCTGTGATTGTCTTTCGCCCTTCGATGTCCATGAAGTAGGGATACACATGTGAGGCGACACAAGGAATCTTGTACGCTGCGTACTCGAACCACTTGATGCAACTTTTTGACCGAGTGAACGCCGTATCTACAAGTGGAGCGATGCCAATATCCCATTTCTGCTTCGAGAGCACCTTTGGATAGTCATTAAATATCTTTGTTGAAGGAATCATGGCGACACGATCAAGAAGTTTCATGTCCCAACGACTGAAGAACATATCAAGATGTTTCTTATCCACTGCCCCGAGGATTTCAAGGTACACGTGCGGGTACTTTTTCATCAGGTTGTGGATGTGGGGTAGCACCATCATGAGATCTTCGTTGTGTGAGGTTGAGCCTTGATAGCCGATAACCACTTTCTTCGGGTCTTTCTTTGCTGGCTTGAAGTTGAAATCCGCAAGGTCGTTCATGTTCGGGATGACATAGATAGGTTTCTCCATCTTGAAAACATGCCGCATGTGGGCTTGCATACGCTCTTTGAGAGGTTCGGTTGATACCGTAAGCGCATCAGCGAAAGAAAACGCGGCAGAGAGCGTTGCTTTGTTACGGCTAGAGCCTGTTTTGCCGTCATAGTCCTTGAAGAACTTATCAAAGACAGGGTTGCTCTCTGGGAGGTCTAAATAGTTGTCATCGAGGTCGTAGATAAGGAGTTTCTTGTACTTGTCTGCGAAATACGCTTGTGCGACCTGATTCTGTTCATGGAAGTAGTGAACGGCCCAGAATACATCGTATTTCTTGAATATGTTAGCCCAATTCTCCTCGAATGTGAGGCCATAGGTGTCTATCTTAGTTCCCACAAGGTCTACATCATGATTCGTAAGACACGCGGAAGGTTTCGCCATGCGGTAATAGCCAATTCCTCCGTAGGTATCTGCTTTCCTGCGCTCGGGATACCCTGCGAAATCGGTGAAGTGTGCGAGAATCTTTGCCATATTATTTTACAATCGGGTTTAGTATGGTGTGTGGCACCATTTTAATAAAATCACTCCTCAGAACTGACTGCATATCGGGTGCCCATTCCCATGGAGCATCTATCATATTCACTCTGATACCCACTGAATCCACTGCATACATGAAGCTAATCTGATCGCGCACCGAATGACGGCAGTATTCAGCCCACCATGCATTGTTTAGTTCGATTACTTTCGGTGTATGACGACGAATAATCACTCCGCACTCGCATAATCCCTTATTCTTGGCGTATCCGGCCCGCTCATAGGTTGATACCTGCTCTATAATCACTTCAGGGTCGTCTAAATGGGCCGTGGCGCACTTTAATGCCTCACCATAGATACAATCCCGCTTCGGGTGCTTAAAGACCGCTATATCGTGTTTTACGAGGTATTTTGCAACCAATTCTTCGGGTGGTTTCAATAAAGACATGTTGCCGTCTATGTATACGCTAAACTCCGTGTCGGTGAACTTATGAGAGAGGATTTTAGGTGCGCGTGAGTTCCTGCGGGGGTCTTTGAAGCGGTCATACGCCTGTCTGATTTCCCATGTGTTCGATGAGAACGGTTGGTCAAGATAGGCAATCCACTTCGCTTCTCCCTTTACCTGTTCGTCCATGATGTAGTCCTTCCGTCCAGTAATGGAAGTAAGGCATGTAATCATATTATTTTGTTGGCTTTCAAGAACTTAAACCCTTCATCCTCAAAGTGAGTATTGATTCCGTGGGTGTTACTTATGTACCCACGCTCGCCCTCAATACAGTAACAAGAGACACGATAGGCAGGGGAGAGAATTGCTACCCGTAGTTTATTGTCTTCGATAACCTTCTGCATCATAGGTGTGAGGTTATTCCAATCGTAGAGTTCGAGGATGTCTTGTGAGGCGTAGTTCTTACCTTCACGGGTTAGTGTGATTGACGAGATGTCGAACTTCCCACCAATCACATCTAACACGTTTCTTTTGAAGAACTCAAAGGAGCCTCGAATAGTCCCTTGCGGCATACCCGGTGAGTTGGTAAGGATGTCCCAGTTCTCAAAGTTCCCGTCTTCTATGATGTCGGCAAAAAGGCGATCGTGGATGATGAGATTATCGTCGTGCGTGGCAAGAATCATGTCGTACTCGCGGTAGTCATGCTCATCGAGCCATTGATTCGTATTCCCCCAGTCCCCGATAGTGTTTGGGTATTCTTTGTAGTTCCATCCAAGGCGTTCGATGATTTCTTTATCTGCAATACCTTTATAGAGAATCTTGTCGAGCTTGCCGCGAATACCACGCTTGAACTTATAATTCTCTTTCTCCACTTTGGCATGAATGGGGTCGCGGTGTGATACGCAGTAGTAATCAACCATCCACCCTTCAGGGACGACCTGTTTCATCATTGACTCGTAGAATCCGAGGGGGAAGTGCCAGCCTGATGCGATTACAGCGATTCTTCTCATATCAGCTTTGACATACTAGGGAATAGGGGGTTTATCACTTCATAGCGCACTCCACAGGTCGTTATGGGCTGTTTGTTGTACTTGTGCATCCACTGTACGTTGTCTCTGTCTCGTGAGCCTCCCTCAAACACCACTAAGGCTCCTGTAGCGCGGAGTTTCGGTTCATAGGTGCGGAGCTTCTCACCATCGTTGCTTATATCCATATGAATGAGGTCGCATGTCTCGGGAATCCACGTACCGATGTCTCCAAAGCCCAAGGTGACGTAATCAGATACTCCATACTTGTCTAGGTTCTCCTGTGCTTCTGCTTTGGTTGCGTGGGAGTATTTGTATGCTTCCCACAAATCGTATGAGTAGAGGTGGCCTTGTCCCAGTTCTTTGAGGGCCATGCCTATGCACACAGCCGAGTAGCCATTGAGCGTGCCGAACTCAATCACCTTGCGGGGCTTTAGCTCCATTACGATGTCATAGAAAGTCTTCCCCAATTCATTCTCCCGATAAGAAGAGACTATCTCAGGGTTCTGCCATGTAGATACTGGCTTTGGTTTGTTCTTGGAACCTTTAATTCTTCCCATATTTATATAGTTTACCGATTCTGTGAGCGTCTGCGTAGGTTACTTTGTGGTGGTAGGGGACAAAGAAGTATTTGTCTTCCAGTTCATTCATTACAGGGAGTTTGAGCTTCTTTCCTCCGAAGATAGTGTATTTGTCATTACGGAAGTGGTGCTGGCCGACTTCAATGCCACACTCTCTCATTTCTTGCTGCTTCTCCTTACTTCCGAAAGCCACTGCAAGCCACGCGTGACAGGTAATCCCGTATTCTTTGTAGATACCTTTGAGGACTTTCCTATGCTCTATCACTTTGTCTACTGATTGCAGATTGCCGAGGCCGATTGCAGCAGCAATGTCATTCATTTGGTACTTGTATCCTGCTTCTTTGAGGTCTGCGTCGCCGTTCTTTTGCTTTTCTTCGCGGTCATAACCGAACCAGCGGAGGCGCTTAGCTTTCCTAAAGGAATCACTATCTCGACATATAAGTATTCCGCCATCTCCCGTAGTGAGCGTTTTGATAGCTTGGAGGGAAACGCAAGTGTAATCGGCACGCCCCCAATACACAGACCCAACAGCTTGGGCCGCGTCTTCGATAAGGACAATTCCTTTTGAATTACAGAGAGTAACAAGCTCTCTAAGTCCTGCGTTGTTGCCCCCGAAGTGGACGAAAACCACAGCTTTCGTCTTCTTGGTGATTTTCCTTTTGACATCTTCTATATTGATATTAAGGTCGCTGTTAATGTCTGCGAATACTATACGAGCTTGTCGCCTGACAAGAGGGATGTTAGTTGCTGTGCAAGTAAGGACTGGTACGATAACTTCATCTCCTTTGTTGATTCCGCATAGATCGTAGGCAAGTTCGAGGGCTGATGTTCCTGAATTGACCGCCACCACGTTTCCCTTTCTGAACTTCTTTCCAAACTCATATTCAAATTGCTTAACTAAAGGGCCTTCGGCGAGTTGTTTGCCCCGCACAAGTACCTTTAGAACGTAATAAACGGCCCTCCACGACATGTAAGGGTGAAAGAGCTTGGTCATAGCCAAATCGGATGCTTCAAAGTCCAATTAATGTAGCGTTCGAGAGATTCTTTGAGGGGAAGCGGGGATTTCCATCCCAGTGCCCTTATCTTTGCTCCGTCGAGGGCATAGCGAGGGTCATGGCCGGGTCTTACGCTGTGAAAGTCTACGAGTTCATATTTGAGGGGCTTTCCAAGGATGTCAGCAATCATCTGCGCCACTTCGAGATTCGTTAGCTCCTGATCGCCCACGATGTTGTACCTATCGGGGCGGTCTGATTCAGGGAACATCGAGGGGACGGTGTTCTCCAATAGGTACAGCAGTGCGTCTGCGTGATTTCGTGAATGGAGATAGTAGCGTGAGCCTATCTGTCCCTCTTTGCCATGTACCGTAAGGGTGCCGCCGTCATGGATAATACGAATACTCTTGGCAAGATACTTCTCACTATCCTGCATCTCACCAAACATGTTCATTGTGTTGGTTATGATGACTGGAACGCCGTAGGTACGCCAATAGGCAATAGAAATATCCTCCTGAGCTGCCTTGGATGCACTGTAGGGGTTGCTTGGAATGATAGGCGACCACTCTTTGTGGTTTGTATCTCTAGGTGCCGCGCCATAGACTTCATCAGTAGATATCTGAATATACGCTCTAGGCTTCGCTGTACGGGCGTATTCCAGCATGTTCAGAGCAACTGCCACGTTGTTGGTTACAAAGGGTACTGGGTCTTCTATAGAGCGTTCTACGTGGCTTTCTGCTGCACAGTTGATGATGTAATCAATATGTCCGATACGCTTCTGGGTACGTTCAGGGATGGGAGCGATGAGGTCATGGGTAATCATCGTAACTCGCGCTTTCCATTCAGGATGTCCGTTCAGCACCTCTTCAATACGTTCAGGCGTTCCTTTATGACGCCATGAGTCAATACCTACAATGTCCCAATCAGTATTGATGAGGAAATGTTCGAGGATATGTGACCCTGCGAATCCCCCCATTCCTGTAATTAAAAGTCTATTTGTCATTGTATAGTTCTCGGTTGCCATCAATGGTCTTTAGGAAAGACTCTATGCGTCCGAGTATTTCTCCTTTAGACCAGAAACGTGCTCGCATCCCATTTGGAAACTCATACTGGTACGCTGCGTCTGGTTCATCGCGTATGTCGTATGTTGAAATGACGGGCAAATCGTAGTTCTTTCCCTCAAAGAAGATGTTGGAAAGTCCTGGGCGGTCTGGATTGTCTACCACAGAGAGCCGTGTATCCATCTCTTTTAGCGACACCTCAAAATCTTTACTTGTCATACCTTGAAATATTCAATAGCTCTTTTTAATGCGCCTTCTTCAGTCAGGTCGGCAATCATTTTTCTTGGATGGGGGAGCGGGCCTTTTTGGGGGTCAAGATACAGGAAATAAAATCCCTTCCCTTCTTCTCCCTCCTTATTTTTACCAAAGTAACCACCATAATACTTATCCCCGAGCGTTGCTTTTAGCTCTTCAATCTCAGTCATTTTTCATTACAGCTTCGCGCTGTTCGATATAGTTGATAAGAAGCACCATGGTCGAATCCATGATGTCTTTGATTGATTTACCCGCTGCTTTCACCGCGTTGCCATACCGTTTCCCCTTATATTCAAAGATAAAGCTAATCTGTCCCTTTGCATACATTACATCTACTTCCTCACCCTTAAAACTAAACTTGGAGATATACGTTTTACTCATACAAATGAGTATCGCAAGTGGTGTCGAGTTATGCAAGGGGATAAGCAAAAGCCCCCTTTCGGGAGCCTTGCTTGCGATAGATATATCCTGTGCGGGACTATCCAGCGTGAATCTGGTCGGTCGCACCTGTCATGATCGCAACTACCCATGTGGTGTTGAGAGTCTTGACTGCGAACGGCATCTTCCAACCAACGGTCGAGAAGAGGTCGAGTGGGTTATCAGTGGAGTTACCGCTTGGATTCTTCACATACACCTTAGGTGCAGTGATAGAAGCAAGGTTCACAACACCGTATGCGTTCTTCGCAAGAATGAAGTTCGCATAGACGTTAGCCACGTTGGTAGCAGAAGTCGAGAAACCGCCCGATACGATGAAGTATTGGTTGTTGGTTTCTACGAACTCTACGCCGTGGAGCTTACCAACGACACCGCGCTCGATAGCGTCAGATGTCGTGTAGCGGTGAGCGTCAAGCCATTCCGAGTTACCCATCAAGTCCATCGAAGTAGATGGGCCGATGATGCCTCGGTACATGCCGTTGTCGAACTTCTGACCCTTGTTGTTCTTCAGAGTACGAACAGCACGACGGATTTCAAGACCCGTGAGGGTGTCCGTGGTGTGAATCGTGGAGAAGTTGGAAACTGCTGCTGCTCCGCTTGGAAACTGTGCTGCCGCAGCCGTAGCGTTGGTAGCAAGTTCTGTACGGATGAGCTGGTCGATTGATTCACCTGCGTTCTGACCGTGGACTTCGATGTGCTCTTTGAGTCCCGTTTCAATGGAAGTCATCGAGTAGAGAGAAGACACGGTTGTAAATGCACCGTATTCCGCGAGAGTCGCAGATACGTTGGTTGCCGTCATATCGGTCGCTGAAGGGTTTGTTGCCTCCGTGAGAGCCGTAGTGACGATTGCCAAAGGTGTGAAGCGATTCCACACGATTGACTTACCAGCGTTCATCGGGACAGGACGTACCTGTGCTCCGAAGTCGTGGCGCAACTCCAACATGGCACGAGTCAAGAAGACACGGTCATAGAAGAGCTGCATTGGGGCTGTTAGGCCCGTAGTGGTCGTTGCCATAGTAATTTATCTTAAGCCTCTTCAGAACTAGTCTGCGTGAGGAAGTGCTTTCTCCATATCAGCGATGGACTTTTTCAGGTCTGTAAGTGAAGCGTTCTTTGGGATGTTGAAGTTTGTTACCCGGAAGCTATCTTCGCCACCTGATTGGTCGGTCTGGGTTGCTGCTTGCTCTGCTTTTCTCTGGTCTACGATTGCCTTGAGAGCAAGTGACGCATGTGAGTTCGGGTCAGCAAGCGCGGCTTTGCCTCCATTTCTTTCAATAAACTCGGCATCCTGCTTTGTATATCCCTTAGAAATAAGGTCAGCCACTTCCCAAATCTTATCGTCTGATGTTGGAGCAGCGTTAGTATTTGATTCAGTCACAGTAGTTTCGGTTACTGGTTTGCTTTTAAGTTCTTTGAGTTCAGCTTCGGCGGCTTTTGCGCGGGCAGTCAGTTGTCTTCGTGCCTCTGCTTCTGCTGCTAACTGAGCCTTTAGAACCTGAGGGTCATCAATACCCTCTCGCAGCGTATCGAGCTGCGTTTCGTCAGAGATTGTGGCCTCTGCGCCTGTGTTTTCATCTGCCATACATTTGCAAGAATATGCTTACTTGCGAGCGTTTATGTTGGTTTATGCAGTTCCAACGTGCTAATGCGAGTTTTTATGGAGGTGGCTTGCTGCCCTCACACAGTTAGTTCACGTTATCGCCTGGTGTGCTGTCGGTCATTGCGGTTCCTGCTGGGTAGCCTGAACCTGTTGGGCCGCTACCAAATGCTTCTGGGTATGCAACGCCTTCTGCCCGAGGGCCGTCTGTGAGATGTGCTGAAGCGACGACTGGTGCTGTTCCTTCTCCGTCAATGTCTGGTACTTGCTGGATTGAGATTGGGCGTCCTTCATCTCCTACTGTCATTACTCCTGCCATATATTATTTAGTTATTACTGATATTGGTTTCGACCTGCTTCTGGTACGTCTTCTGAGACTCGTGGGTATTTGTACTTCGCTGACAAATTCTCGGTTGAAGCTGTTGCATTGATACCGTTGTTTCCTGATGGTCCTGAGTAGGTTGCTGACACGGCTCCAAGNCCTGCCGTAGTGCTCACGCCGCTCTCAGCGCCTTCCGTGTTCTGAACACTTGGCATGAGAACAGGCTGCTTCACTACGTTGTCCTGTGTTGAACTTGGCCCCTGATTTGTTGCCATATTACTTATAGTTAGGTTTTGCGTTATTAAGTTTGTGCGTTACGACCTTTGTATCGGTGAAGAATCTCTCTAGGTTCTCTATCATGAGGTTACGGCCCTTCACTTCTGTTGCTATCTCATCGTTTGATTTCCCTTCAGTTACGATTGTTGTATTGCTTCTGAAAGGTGCGAGATATTCCATGATAAGTTCTTCAAGTTCCGGCCACATCGGGTCGGTGAAGAATCTTTCATGCAGTTGTTTAAGGTCGTATGCCATATTATGCGGTTCCACTGCCCTCCATGTCTGCTTCGTCATCTGGGGCGATTGCTGCTTCTGGGTATGGGCCTACTTCGTAGTTCACCTGTCCTGGGCCAGCATCAACTGACGCAGCGCCCTTGTTGTTGTTCGACTGTGCGCGATCTGCTTCTGAACGTGGGTAGCGAACAGGGGTATTCTCAGAACCCTGTCCGAGCGTTCCACTGTTCTCTATCTCCCAATCTCCTATAGCCATATATTAAGTATTAACGATTAAATGTGCGGAATCTGTGGAATTGCTCCTGATGTGCCTCGACCAACTTGGCGTATCAATGAGTTTGCACTCAATCCACCACCAAGCGTTTGACCTCCACCGCCCTGCTGTTCCTGCTGTGCCTGTTGCTGCTGCATCTGGTTCGCCTGTTGGCTTGCCATGTCTATCTCTGCGGGAGAGATACCAAGCTGCTCACAGAGTTTATTGAACAAGAGCGCCTGGCGTGGGTCATTGAGGTTAAGATTCGGCATCTCAGAGAGCACTGCCTGTATGTTAGTTGCCATCTTCGCTGGGTCTGCTTGTTCGTCTGTTACGAGGAAGTCGAACTCAAACTCAGCGTCCTTGTAAAAGTCTTGTTTCATCTTCAGGAAGCGATTACCACCAAGTTTCTGATAGGTGTTGATTGCTGTTTGTTGCGCCTTGTCGAAGTCATCAGGGGTAATGAGCTTGCCTTTGAGGAGTTCAGTCTTCACATAATCGTTCGCATGTACCTGTGCGGCAGCTTGGTCGAGCTTCTGAATCTCCTGTGCGGTTCCTGTAAAGCGCATGATGTGTTCAGGTGTGAGGTCTTTGAGCAGTTCTGGGAGTACGAGGTCATTGAAGAAATCCTGTATGAAGAGTGAAAGGTTCTCTTTCTTGAACGCGAACACTGATGTTCCTTGTGCCACGGCAATCTGAGTGGTTCCGAGTGGGGTGCTCGCATCGCCTGTATCGCCTCTGAGCGCCTCGTAGGCGAATGAGAGCTTGTCTACCTGACCCGAGTAGCTTTCTTCTTCGTCTTTGAAGGCTGCAAGGTTGCGCTCTTCGTTAGCAATAGGTTCAATCCCTCCATTCTGTCCCGCGAGCATGATGTCGCCGTTCTGTAAGTCAGTAAGTACGTTGCGAACGATAGACTTATCCTTTGATTGAAAGAGGTGCAACTGGCTTATCTCCATAGAGACACGCTTCTGGTTCTTTAGCTCATTGAAGCGTTCCTGAACGTCAAAGAGCATCTCTGTTACTCCGATACCAAGCCAACGACCCTTTGTTCGCATGTAGTGGAAGTCCTTGAACGGCCATGCCTTGCTCCACTTGGACTTAAAGAGCACACATCCCATGTCACTGATCGGTTTGCCCTCTGAAGACTTCTGCAACCATTCAGCTCCGGCAACAATGAAGAGTGCGCGGGTCATCTTCTCTCCTGCTTTCGTTCCTGGTTTGAGTGAATCATCTACCCAATGAGCAGGTACTTCTCCGTATCGCTTGAATACTTTGATGTATGGCGTTGAGCGCATGATGTTCACGTTCACGAACTGGTCTTCGTATGGCTCCATCGTATTGGGATTCTCATACTTGGAGATTGCTTCTTCTACCATATCCTGGTCCCAGTCAGTGTTACGCATCTGCGTTGGGGTCATGTATGAAATGGTCGTAACAAAGCGTGAGTCTTGAATCTTCTCAACTGTAGGGTCAAGGATTAAGCGTCTGAGGTCTACCACGTTGGCACCATCTTTGGTCTTTTCAAGGACTACAGAACCATAGCGCGGCGCTTCTTCTGCGAGCTTATTGAGTGCCAGACCGAACTTATGGCCTTTGAGCCAATATCGAAGCTCTTTCTCTAGAAGATAGGTACTGAACTCACTCTCAGGATTCATCGGCCATAGACGAATGTTCTTCGTATCAATATTGAGCATGCGCATCGCCACCTCACACGGAGGAATGACGATGTTAAAGAAGAGGCGGTTGTCTGAGGTGGTGGTCTGATTAAGGTCTGAGCCATTATTGGCGTTCCCTGCATATGAACCCCCATCGCCGAGATACTTGGAATTAAGGTAAAGGTGAGCGCGTTTGATCGTGTAGTACTGATTGAACGTGTAGCCGGGGACTATTGAAATCCAGTTGAACATGAAGTCCCGCTGTTCACTGCGAATCTGAGCAAAGATATTCTGTGGTCTGCTCCCTGCTTCTGTTTGATTCTGGTATGTATCCACATACTAGAGCGTAGCAAGTGTGTTCATTAAAGCCTCATTAAATCGCACAGAAATCTATTCCGTGGCTTGTTTACACGATAGTACGACTATCCTTGGCCTGACTAAATAGCATGTTACGAGTGAGTTCTTTTATCAGTTCAGTCTCGAACTTACCGAAGTATTGACTGTCTACCACACGCGTTCCCATTCGTATCACATGGTTAGCTTTGGAAAATATCTCAGTACGGATTATCCATCGTTTGATTGACTCTCTGTTGGGCTTGCGGCCTGTCTTGTATTGAAAATAACCGCATAGGCCATCCATATCGTATTCGTGCAAGCAGTAACGTTTCCACATCTCCCGCCATATCTTTGGTTCTACTCGGTATTCTTTAGCAAATCGAACAGCAGGGTCTACGGTGAAGAGCTTTGATTCGTGGAGTTTCACTAGCATAGTCACTTAAAGCTCCGTTGCCGCTCTCTATTCTGTGCTACGCGGCTCATGGTAAAGGTATCGGGTCTGACTGGCTCTCTCACTCCCCACACACTGAGTGCTAAAGACATTACACGGTCGTCGGTCATTCCTGACGGTACGGTAATTTTAATCTTCCCACGCTCACTCATCTCATAGCGGAAGGCTTCTAGCTCTGCAATGAGTCCTTCGTCATCGGGAATCTTTATCTTGTCTTGTTCGAGGAGGATGGCGAGGTTGTTGAGTAGATTGGTGCGGCTTGTCTCGGTGAATACAAAGCCTCGCTGGTCATCTCCTCCTACTCTCAGTCCCCTCGCTACGAGGTCTTGCACGATTGGTGAGCCTACACCTGTTGAGTCTGGCCATATCAAAGCTGGTTCTTGTGTATCTATGCTGTGATGTCGTCGCGAGGCCGCCTCTATACGAGCTTTCTGAAGATTCCAATCCACTTGATTAAATCTCTCTTGGGGATAGACAATGAAGTAATTGAGGTTGAACGGCGTTATCACTGTCCAGTCTTGGTATTGGGCGAGGTCTACGCCAAGCTGAAAGTCTCCTTCTGGTGGTAATACACGGTCTTGTGGATATTTGTTGGCATGGATGCGCCTGAAGAACTGCCCTGCGCCTTCTACGAACTCACACAGATACTCCTGATTGTAGAGAGACTGGGGGGTGTTACGCTGAATCTCCCCTAAATCATTGTCATTGAATACACTGGTGTCCTTTACCGTTTTCACAGACCAGAACCACAAAGGATTCTCTTTAGCCATCTGTAGCAGTTTCCATGAGTGATTTTTTCCTTTCGGGGTGAATACAAACGTGGCGCTTCCACCATTCTCCATGAGTACAGGTTGAAAGATAGCGAGCCATATCTGCTCTGATTGTTCTGAGTATTCATCAAACACTACATCGAATGGGTTGGTTCCTCGGTGCTTATCATAATCTTCCGCACCTATGAATCGCTGAATCACGCCATTCTTGTAATAGATAGCGAGTTCTGATTCATTCTTCTTCTCTATTATCTCAGGAGGGACATGGTCATTGATCAGGGTGTCCCATATCACCTGCTTCGCTTGTCTGTAGGTAGGGAGCACGTAGTAACACACGCCGGGAGTAGTGCGCTGCATGATACGCATGATCTGCTTATTCAGTGCGCTTCTACTCTTCTTCGCTCTACGATGCCATACCAATACAGCAAAACGCTTCTCAGACGCTAGGTATTCAATGACATAACCATCTTCTTTCTTAGACAGTCGTAGGTTGAATGGAATCGTTACTGTTGTCATCGAACTTAACGAGATTCACTGTTAGCGGTGAACCATCTGCGCCCGTATGCTCTAGGCGTTCTGCGTATTTATCTCTTTTGAGTCTTGAGAGAGCGAACTTGGTAGCGTCCCACCAAATCTTGTAATCTTTCTCATCATCATTGAGGGCTTTTTCAAGGTTCTTTTCTGCTTTTTCTACAATAGGGCCACTTCCGATAGCTTCCGATAGCCAATTTGGCATGAGATTTGTGATGTTCTCTGCGTATTCTTGGGTGAATCCTGCCTTTAGTGCGCTTTGTAAAGCGTTACTGAATGTCTCTGATTTAGGGTCGAGGTATCCTTTAAGGAAAAGTATTTGTCGAGGGGAGAGTTCTTCATTCTTCATTACACCATCATATCATGACTTATCCAACAACTTCTTCTTTCTCTTCTGGTGGAGTGATTTTAGCTATCTTTGCTTCTGCACCGAGAGTTCCATCTTCTTTGATGATTGGTTGTGCGAAGAGTACATATCCTGCGTCGTCGAGGAGTTTCTTTATCTGGTCTGCGAGTTCGATTCCTTTCTCGTCCATATTATTCAAGTATATCACTGTTAGTAGGTTTTAGACCTGTTGATATCTCACTGATTCTTTTGAGGGTGATTCCTACTTTTGGTTTGATTGTTTTCTTTGGATTGTAGAAGATGACTGTCCGGGGGCCATGTTGCCAGAAGTTCATCTCTTGTTCTGTGTGGTGGACTTTTGTGGGTTCGTATTCAAATGGTGCTTCCATATCTATTCTCTATGATGAGTAATGGGGCCGTTATTTGGTGATTTGTTTGGCCACGAAGTCGATGATTATTTCTCGATCAAGGCCGTACATTCCTTTTCTTTTGGGTCGCAGATACTTGTCGATATAGGCTCTGAGTTCGTCTGCTTCCGCACTCTTTCTCCAATCATTTGCCATACTCCTTTCTATTTATTCTAGTGTGTAATTGGGGGCAAAGCCTC